ATCGCGAGGTATAAAGATATACTATGTACCAGGCCTCCTATATCGAATCAAGATATATCCTACAATAAAAGACATCTAAAACGAGCACACGTTAAAACAGCTACAACCGATGAACATAGATTAAGAGAAGGGCACTTTCCTTATACCGATAAGCAATTCATTATTATGCATGACATGGCATATTATCCGGGGGTCTTAGACAGTCTAAAAAATTCCAAAGGCGATGTTAGAGGTATAGTTAATATGATCGTATACCCACATCAAGAAGGTAAATATACCTATCACGATAAAGAAGGTAGCTTTAACATTTCGAATACGGGCCTAATCGTTTCGATCCCTAAAGGAAATCCATCCAGTTATACACATCAAATACAACCATTTGAGTCACACAAATCTATAGCCATTTTGCGAGAAGAAAATGATTTCATAATCCTCCAACCGATAGATCATACAGAAATCGCACCCGAAACCTATTTTGTATCATATGACATGTTCACGTCAGCCGCATCAAACGATGCTGTTTTTCCAGAAGAAATTGCTGTTAAAGCTTCTACTAAAAGAACACTAAAACTAGTCGATACTCACCATTCCTTAGCTCTTTCACGGATTCTTAGTGGTCAAGGAGAATACAAATGTCGCATAGACTCTATAACAGACAAAGAGATTACTTTTGACCTCAACATGGAATTATACAATAAATTATTACCTCACGTTAAAACTAAAGATCAAATAGAAAAAGTATGCACTAACAGTTCAATCTATTTAGTCAAACAAGATGGTAAAAACGACTATACTACTAAGGATATAGCGCTCACTGTATGCGCAATTATACAAGATAAAAACGAAGCAGATGATCTGGTGCGTTCATTCATATTGCACCCTAATAACCGTCCTACCTCATATTTACAAGCTCAGTACACTTACCCTGATTTATTAGTATATATATCATATCTTACAATCTTACATTTTCTACGCCTGTACCCGGCCTTACATTATTTAAATACGTTATACATATATCAAAGTGCGTTAGACAATTTGTATTATATACTGAGCAGCTTAATATCATCGACGATATTATATCTAACCTGTTTAGCATTATTCTCAGACCGTAAAATCGTGTACTATAAAAATCCTACAACTTACCGGACGATCGTAGATACGATCGTACGATTTTTCGAAATACGATCTTACGTTGGCGGTAGACATTTACCTGAACGACATTACTCTCCTTTCAACGGAGACCGTCTATACTGGCCATTAGGGAATATATATTGTACAGTGATTCGAAAAACTAAGGCTTTGTTGTGTACATGCAGAAAGACGACACAAATTATTTTCACTAAAGGAAGAAAATTAGTACATTTTGGATCTTGTAGAATGAATATAGAAGCGAGTATATATTCTAGACAGTTTAATTGCACGATGTTCCCAGAGAAAAATCATAAACAGAAATTTTTAGAATATGTATCCGCTCGAATCACCAAATTCGAGAGAAACATCGCCCTGTACATGAAAGATGACATCGATTATTCGATAGAGACTTTCTTACGTAATACTGCTCCTAGGAAGAGGAAAGGCTATTTACGAGGTATCAGAGACCTAAATGGTATGAAAATTGACAGTACGATAAACTTTTTCTCGAAAAACGAAGTGGTACCAGGCCCATTTTCCAAGAGAAGGCCGCGTAATATATCCAGTTTTCCCGAATCGTTCACCGTAGGGGCTGCATATGCAGCCCGACTAATGACCGTAATTATTAAAAGATGGGAAAAAGGATTTATATCCGGAATGAACATGGAACAGGTGGCTAAACATATTATGAGAAATACTCAAGGTTACGATTTAAACTCGGCATACTGGTTTAAAGACGACGGAAAAGGCTTTGATGCCAATCAACATCCGGAATACATTGAAGCAATTGACCACAGAATTGGACGATTCTTGTTTGATCGGATGAAACACATGTTCGAGATAAACAGTTTTATGTTGGAAGAACTTAAAACGAACATGTTTAGAACAGATTATAAAGCTAAGTCTTACAAAGATGACAGACTTATTACCCACGGCACTGTACTATCTGGCCACCCATCATTGACTAGTTTATTCAACACACTTCGCGGCATATTATATAGGAAATACGCGCTCAAGCAACAGAACGTTAAGGCTCGAGTATTTGGATCTGGTGATGATGGAATAGGAATAGCCAAATCGAAAATAGACGTTAATAAATATGCGGAAGTACTACCAGACTCCACGATCGGTCACAAAGGAATCGGTATAGTTATGCAAGAATTCGTACAAGGACATATACAGGACATGGACTTCCTGTCCAAGAATTTGATCACAGACGGAAAAAGAATAGAATTATATCGAATT